AAAGCAACTGACGGTCTTGATCCCGGAATTTTTAATCCGTAGGTTCTTGCAATGTTATATACCGATGATTTTTGTTGAGCATATTGTAAAACAGTTTCTTGAATACTTCTATCAATTTGAAACTGTAAGTTGTCCGTTACCGCGGCATTTAAATCTAACAAAACTGAGAATACACCAGCATCGTTAAAGTTCTGAACAAGATCGGGATAATAAGTTCTTGTGAAATTTATAAGTTCCGTTCTTATTCCCGCAAAATCTCTCGTTGTGTACGATATTTTTTTATTTGCCATATACTATTAAATATTGATAATTACAAAATCGCTTGAATTGAAAGCGTTATTAGTGTTTCTATAATCAATTCTTACTTTTGCCGTGTGTTCTAATTGAGCAATGTTTGGAACCGTAAATTCTTTCTCACCATATTGGTTTATATAAGTTCCTTGATTTTCTTCTCCCATTGATGCGTCAGTGATCTTAATACTAGTAATTAAAATTCCCGGCATATATTTACCAACCGAATCCCTTATTTCACTTTCTATTTCACTAAATGTTGGTCCATCCAACGGTTCAAAAATATACTCATATAATCTTGACCCAAAATCAGGTAAAAAATATCTTGTTCCTTTTTTACTTAATAATAAATGAACAAGATTACTTCTTATTTCCTCATCACTATCGTTAGAAGTATCCAAATATCTACCAACGAATGAATCTCTAAAGGGAAAATTTATACCATATGTTATTCCATTTGCCATATTCAATAAATATACTCTCAATAATTTTTGAATAAATACATTAAAAATAAAAAATCCCGAATTACTCCGGGATTTCTTTGATGATACGCGATCCATCTTACGATGAACATCCAAAACACTCAAACTCTGAACTATCAGGTTTTGGTGGTAAGTTCATATTTGTATAATCAACCTTTGGTGGTTCAGGTGTAACTTTTGGTTTATCTCTTTTACTCATATCCAACGCCAAGTGTTTTGCTCCCGTTGAGATTGCTTTAGTTCTTACATAATAACATAAAGTTTTCAATCCTTTTTCCCATGAATGGAAGTGTGATGAGGTAATCTTTGATAATGTTGGGTTTGACATATAAATGTTCATTGATTGTGATTGGTCAATAAACGGAGCTCTGTCTGCAGCCATGTTAATTAATTCTTTCTGTGAAATCTCCCAAATTGTTTTATATTTAGGAATTAAGTGTTCAATTCGTTTTACTTTCTTATTGTAATTTTTATCCTCAGGATCTAAATAATTGTTAAAGTTAATATTTTGAATTGATCCTTCATTTATGATGATCTCATTCTTTAAATCTTCAGACCAAATACCAATTTTTTCAAAGTCAGCAATCAAATATTTGTTAACAATCATAATTTCACCACCAACAACTCTTCTATTAAATAATGCCGAGTGAGCCGGTTCTGTCATTTCAAATGAACCAGTAATCTTAGCGGAAGATGCCACAGGCATTTGTGCCGTAAATAAAGAATTACATACTCCGTATTCCGATACATCATTCTTTAATTTATTCCAATCCCAATACCCTGATAAATCATTTTCATTTAATCCCCACATATCATATTGGAAAATACCTTTTGACATTGGAGATCCTTTGAAGAATTTGTATGGTTTGTATTTTTCTTTTTTACATAAGTCATTACTTTCGTAAATCGCCCCGTAATAAATTGTTTCAAAAATTTGTTTATTAAGCGTTTTTGCCTCCTCATCAGTAAAGATTAAGTCAAGTAAGTAAAATACATCCGCCAAACCTTGTGTTCCAATTGCAATTGCTCGTTGTTCTAAACCACCTTTCAACCCTTTTTGTGTTGAGTAATTATTAATATCAACAACTTTATTTAAAGTTCTAACAACTTTTCTAACTTCCTCAAATAATAATTGGAAGTCAAATTTATTATTCTTAACAAAGTTTTTCAAGACAATAGATGAAAGTGTACAGATTGCTGTTGTTTCCTCATCGGTGTACTGATAAATCTCATTACAAAGATTTGATTGTTTAATAACTCCGATATTCTGATGGTTTGTTTTTCTATTAGCACTATCCTTAGAACATAAGTAAGGAACTCCTGTTTCTACTTGTGATTCAATAATTTTAGACCATATTGTTTGAGCAGATACTTTTTTACCTAACCCCATTTCCACAGCCGTATTATAAATTGACTCATATTCATCACCATAACATTCTTGTAATGGTTTTAAACCAGCACTAATAATATCATTAGGACAAAATAAATACCAATCCGTATTTTCTTTTACTGCTCTCATAAAATTATCAGGTAACCAAAGTGCCGTAAACAAATCACGTGCTCTTAATTCCTCAGCACCCGTATTCTTTTTAATATCTAACAAATCAAGTATATCTTTATGCCAAGGTTCAAGGTATATTGCCGCAGATCCTGGTCTACGTCCTTGTTGGTTAAAGAAACGTAAAGATTCGTTAACAATTTTAAGATACTTTAACAACCCTCCAGCGTATCCACCTGAACTTGAGATTCTACTTTCCTTACTTCTAATATTTGACATTGATAATCCAATACCAGCAGCGTCAGACGAGAACGTTGAGATGTCTGTTAAAGTATCCAATAACCCTTTTCTTGAATCTGAATTGTTGTAATGTAAAACACAAGACGCTAATTGAGGTACTTTTGTACCCGAATTAATCATAATTGGAGTTGCTTTAGAAATAAGTTGGTTTGATAATGATTTGTAGTATTCAACCGCCTCAACAAAACTTTCTGTAACCCACAACGCAATTCTCATATACATATGTTGTGGTCTTTCAACGGTAACACCATTAGGTCTTTTCAATAGATACATTTCTTGTAGCGATCTCCAAGCAAAGTAATCAAAATTATAATCATTATCGTGATTAATAACCGCATCAATCGTATCTTCACCATATTCTTTAATGGTTTCAATTAACTTGTCGTGTATAATACCATCACTATAAAGCATCATCATAGTTTCAGAAAAACTAGCGTTAGTTTCTTTATGGTATGATGAAATAGCAACTGACGACGCTAATCTTGAGTAGTCGTGGTGACTACCTGTGTATGATGCCGCAATTTCATACACAAGTTTATCCAATTCTTTTGTTGTTATTTCACCCTCAGTTGGTACTGAAGTAATAACCTTAATAAAAATCTCGTCTGAATTAACATTCAAACCTTTTGCTGATCGTTTTACACGATTGTAAATTTTTTGTGGGTTAAATGATACATTATCCCCATCTCTTTTAAGTATTTTAAGTGACATCATATATTTTTTATTTAAAAATCTTCTTCAAATGTGATAGTTTCGTTCAATTTTGCTTTCTGATATTCCATCGTTCTTGATTCAAAGAAATTTCCTTTGGTTTCAACCGCAATTTGTTCCATAAACTTAAATGGTTGTTCAACATTAAATTGTTTACTACATCCAAATTTAACAAGTAATCCATCAACAACAAACTCCAAATATTGTTTCATTAAATTTGAGTTCATCCCAATTAACGATACTGGTAGAGATTCAGTAATGAATTCTTTTTCAATCTCAAGAGCCGATAATAGAATTTCTTTTATTCTTTTCTCTGATGGTTTTTCATCACAATGGTTATTCAACAAATGTATTGCGAAATCACAATGTAAGTTCTCATCTTTAAAAATTAAAGAGTTAGCATTACATAATCCTTGCATTATACCTCTTGATTTCATCCAAAATATTGAACAGAATGAGCCTGAAAAGAAGATACCCTCAACCGCTGCAAATGCTACTAATCTTTCTTGGAAAGAAGAGTTATCAATCCAATTTAACGCCCAATTTGCTTTCTTCTTAACCGCTGGTAAGTTCTCAATCGCATTAAAACACTCGTCTTTTTCTTTCGCATCACTAATGTAAGTATCAATCAATAATGAATACATTAATGAGTGAATGTTTTCCATTGCCAATTGGAACCCATAAAAGAATTTAGCTTCAGGGTATTGTACCTCTCGGTAAAAATTCTCCGCCAAATTCTCATTGACGATCCCATCAGATGCCGCAAAAAACGACAATACGTTCTTCACAAAGAATTTCTCATTATCTGTTAATTTTTCCCAATCACGAATATCATTCGTTAAATCAACCTCCTCAGCCGTCCAAAAAGCCGCTTGATGCATTTTGTAATATTCCCAAATATCATTGTGCTCAATTGGGAAGATAACAAACCTATTAGGATTTTCAACTAATATTTTTTCCATTTTCTTTATTTTTTTTTAATTGTTTTTTGTTTCGTCTTTTTGTTTTTGTTGTCTTTTTTCCAACAATTCTCTAACTCTTTGTCTTTGTCTTTCTTCTTGTTTTTCCTCAAGACCTAAGAATGTCATTGAACTTTCAGTATCAATGTCCAACATTGCATTATCAAATTTACAATTTTCAAATACAACTCCGTCATCACCAACCCTTGATTTTGTAATTGCTATTGTTGCCAATTTCATTTCTTTTTGTTGGAGTGTCTTTGCCACCGTAATAATAACGTGACCAACTTGTGCTTTCTTAATAGATCCCCCCATTTGATCTGTGGTAACAACATCAGAAGATATAGAACTTCTATTACCTTGTGTCGCTGTCCATCCAACCAAATTTAATTCGTGACACATCGACTCAAATCCTCTCATCACAGATCCCTCACTTTTCCACTCATCTCCCAAATTTTTATCGGGAACAACACAATCAATATAATCAAGTAATACCATATCAACTTTCATTCCATCAGCAATCATTTTTCTAATTTGATTTTTAATTTGTAACATTGTTACAGTATCCGATGGTAATTTTTTCATAATTAACTTATTTGGCATACTATCCTCAATCTCCTTAACTCTTGCCACAACCTCATCTCTTTTTTCTGACAATTCGTCAGGATGAATCTTTGTCCAAAGTGTGTAGTGTTTTCTTTGGATTACCTTTGGGTTGTCCTCAAAAAAGATCTGTAATACGTTATTCCCCATGTTAAATGCGTGGTTCGCAATCTTAGTTAAAACCGTTGATTTACCAACCCCTGTTGGAGCTAAAATCACACCAATTTCACCTCTAGCTAAACCACCTTTCATTAGTCGGTCAATCCCTGGTATTCCCATTGGAATTGGGTGTCTATAATCGTCATCTAATACTTGATCAATATTAGAAAAAACGTTTAAGATACTTGTATCTTTTTCACCAACTTGTAGTGCTCCTCTAACCATTTCTTCAAGAGCATCGTAGTTTTCAAATTCACCACCATCAATGATCTTTTGGGCTTTGTTCATTACCTTTTGTAATTCTTGTTGTTTACAAAATTTTAAAGCCTTCTCTTGGACGAAATCCACTCCGTCAATAGGTGCATCCTTAATTTTCTTAATTGTGTCCAACACAACTTTGGATGCTATTTCTTGTTGTAATTCAGATTTTGTAATCTGTTCTAATGTTTCAAATGATGGAGTATGATTGTATTTTGAATAATACTCTCTGATCATTTGTACAATTATTTTAAAATATTTATTCTCAAAATAATTGTTCTCAATCACATCAATAATTGAGTGTGAAAAGTCCTTGTCTAGGACCATTTGATTTAATAATTGTAATTGGAATACGTTACCCAAATACTCAAAATTTTTGTTTGTCGCCATATAATTTTCCTTCTGTTAGTAAAGATAAATACTATTAGTTTTGGATAAATTCGGGATAATAAAAATTAAAGTTTTTACCTGAAAAAATGTCAGTCAGGTCACTTAACATACCTTTTAGTTGTGGGCGTAGGTCTACGGTGTATCTTACCTTTGGTGGGTATAGTTTAGCATCAAAAGTTCTCTGACAAATTGTCATGTCCCCAACCTTAATATATACATTAAAATTTTCAGGA